GCGGCCCTACTGCTGCCCGGATACGCTCCAGCGCTTCGACCGGGTATTGCTCGGGCCACAGCGCTTTGCCGTCGTCCAGCGCCTTCAGCGACAGAACGTCCCACTTTTCGTGCTGCGCCTCATCCAGCAGCCAACCGCTAAGGTCGTCCTCATGCCATCGAGTCTGGATAACAACGACGCGGGCGCCTGGCATCAGCCGCGTGTAAGCGGTGGACTTGTACCAATCCCGCAATCTGCGCCGCACCGTCTCGCTGTCGGCCTCTTCCCGGTTCTTGATCGGGTCGTCAATCAGCAGCAAGTGCGCGCCGCGACCTGTCAGCGCGCCACCAGCACCAACCGCGTAGTAAGCGCCGCGCTGTGCGGTGCCGACTTCGATGCCGCCGTTGACGTGAAACCGCTTTACGCTTTGGCTGTCCTCGGCCAGCTTGACGCCGGGAAACACAGCCCCGAACGCGGGGTCTTGTATCTGCGCCTTGACCTTGCGCCCGAAATCGTCAGCCAAGTCTTGCGCGTATGTGCTGGCAATGACGTAGTGCTCAGGGTTGCGCCCGAGATACCACGCCGGGAAAAACTCCGACGCCAGCATGCTCTTGCCGTGGCGCGGCGGCATGAAGATCATGAGCCGTTTGCACTCGCCTCGCTCGACCTCTTCGAGCTTCCGCGCGATCAGCCGATGATGCGCCGCGTCCCTATAGCCGGGCCACTGATACGCCGCATAGGCGATGAGGCGGGAGAACGCGAAGTCTTCAGGTGTCGGCGCGGGTCGCTGCTGCAACGGCGGCATCGCGCTGTTCTTTGGTCGCGTGGCTGTGCTCAATCGGCCCACCATCAGCGCCCGTCAGTTGAACCGGGAGCACCTTCCCAACAAGCGCCAAGAACGGCGCCGGGTGGCTTTGCGCGACGCTGGTCAGGTACTCGACGCCGCCAGCCTCGTCTAAGGCTTGCGCAATCATGTCGCGGATGAGCGCCGTGTTCTTGTTCGGGACGCCCTTTTTGCGCCCAGGCCCCGGCGTGCCTTTTCCGATTCCTGCGGTTTGTTTTTCCATGGTTCCCCCGGCGACAGGGACAGTTGCGCCCGAAAGCGAGCCAGAAAGCACAACGCCCCATCCCGGGGCGCTGCTCGCATGAGCCTTGCAGTGACACTGCCGCCTCCGAAATGGAAGGGCGCGTCCTATGCCTATGGGCTCACACGTTCCCCGAAGCGTGCCACAGTTCGGCGGGTGCGTCAAGCCCCCCTGTTCCTCAGCATGTCCCGCGCATCAATGACCGTCTGCTTGAGCCCGTCGAGCGTCAGCCCCAGCGCCTGCGCCATCCTGCGGGGCGCCACCGGGTAGACGTAGTGCCACTGGATTGAATGCCGATGCAGCTCGGGCAGCGTCACAAAGACCTTCTGCAGCTTCACCGCTTCCCGCGTGTCTACCGGATCGCTCACGCTGTGCCCGCTGTACTGATCGCTGCTTTTGTACCCGCGAAACATCGGATGCACGGCCCGATGGCTTGCACCGCGGCACCAGCGCGCCCAGTTGCGCAGCCGCTCATCCACGGGCCATTGCCGCTCGGGGATTGCGTGAAAGTCGATCTCGTCTCGTGTCATCGCATCCCCTACAAGCTGCGCGCCAGCGCGGTCGTTATCTCGGTAGTGACTGTCTTTGCGGTCAAGGCGTTCACGGCCACCCCTCAAAGCTGATCCCCACCGCCCAAGCCGCCCGCTGCTGCTCGTACACGTACCGCACGCGCTTGCGGTCCCTGTCGTCCACGCCGAGCCACGCGGCCACGGCATCACGCACGCCCTTCAGCGAGCCGGCAAGGTTGTCGTCGTCCAGCCCGTTGCTAGGCGCAAACCGCGTCAGCGTCACCACGCACGGGAGCGGCGGCTTCTCGGCCCATCGGGCAAGCTCCCAGGCGGCGGCTTCCTTCTCAGCCTTCACCCGCTTTGCACGCACGCGCCAGTGCTCGCGGTCGTTCAAGCCGCGGCCGGTGCGTAGGTTTGGCAGCAGGATCACACCGCCTCCGCCATAAGCAGCCGCTCAAGCGCCAGCGCCAGCGCGACCCGGCTGTCTGCCTGGTGCCGCTGCTGCAGCGTCCTGATGTCGTGCTCTACCGTGTGGCGATGCACGCCGAGGGCTGCGGCTATCTGCGCGTTGTTCTTGCCGTCGAGTAGCAGGGCTGCGACACCACTGCGGCGGGCTTCGGTGTTCATGCTGTTTCAATGGGCCTGCGACGGCGCCACTTAGCCCAATCCGCGCGGCTCATGCCCACAAGGTTTTCGCGCCGGTTGTCGGTAGCGTCGTTATTTCGAAAACCGACCACCTCGTGACCCGGCAGGATCATTCGATGCAGCGGGTCATGGGCTCCCGTGTGGCCGGTGACAATTTGGCTTACAACACCGTCATTGCCTTTGTGCCCGCGCCAAACTTTCGTGCGCAACAAGTAGGCATCGCATTCGTCAACAGTGACGATAGTTCCGCACTTCAATCGAAAACGCTTCATCCCTGCACCCTCGCCACAAACCCCGGGCACCGCTGCAGCAGATTCGCCAGCGCAGGCCCGACGACTGGCGCACCGATGCGGGCTTGCCGGAAGTTGCCGCACTGCCACGGGCGGAAGTGGCGGCAATCCACGCAGCGCACGCGGGGGTCTAAGGGGTCGGTCATGCGGTCCTCACGGCTTGTTTAACGCGCGCCAGCAGCTCGGCGGGCGCTTTGGTGGCCTTGTGCTCTCGCTGGCGCTGTAGCTCGGCTTCGGCAAGGGCTAGGCCGGTCGGCGGTGGCGCGTCCACACGCTGCGCCGGCAGTTCATCGGGCTTCAGCCATGCAGCTTCCAGCCCCTGCGAACCCCGCCGACACCAGACGCGCAGAAACGCCTCCAGGGTCATGCCTGCCTTGCCTGCCTCGGTCACTGCCCCGTCGAGCGTGGTCTGCGTCACCGGGGCGCGCTTGGCTTTGCGTAGGTGCAGCCAGTCGGTCCAAACCTGTTCGGCAACATCAGGAGGACGCGCCACCGGCGCTGCGCGCTTGCGCGCCTTATCGCCTTCGTCTACGTCTCCGAATACGAATACGTCTAGGCGCGCATCCGCTTCTCCCTTGCTTGGCACTTGCGTAGCATCTGCTGCGCATTCACTTGCAGGCGATGGGAACTTGCTTTCCTTTGCCCGCACCTGCTGGCGGAAGTCGAGCAGTTCTAGGTAACGCTCCCCGTCCTTAGCCGGGTACACCCTTACAAGGGCCGCTTCGACCAGCACGGTCAGCCACTTCCCTACGTCCGAGTCGGAAACCTTGCTCAGCTGCCGCGGGTAGCAGGCCGCCCGCAGCATTCCGTGGTCGGCGTAGTACCGACCGAAGTCATCGACGACAGACATCAGCCGCCGATAGAACACCTCTTCTGCCCAGCCCAGGCGCGCAAGGCGCGGGCTTGTCAGGATGCCTTCGCGGAGGATGCGGTTAGGCACTGGCGGCCCCCTTCCTGTCTCGCTTGATCTTCATGTAGCGCTCATAAGCGGCGCTCTTCGGCTGCGTCAGGCCAAGCCCCTTGCACCACCAATCGTTGCGTAGCAGCACCTTGCACATGCGCCGCCACGAAGGCGCCCAATACTTCTTTTCAAGCTCGGGCGGAGCGAAGTCAGGGATGCCGCTGCGATAGCCCCGCTTGTGCCAGCCGTGCAGCCACTCGCGGAAACGCTTCGTGTAGTGCTCGCGCGTGACTTCCGGCATCGTCGCCAGCAGCAGATTGCAGAAGCTGCGCCACGTATGCCCAGGCGGCAGCGTGATCTTGTTGTAGCCGGTGACGTTGCCGCGCTCCTCAATGTAGAGGGCGCCGCTGTTTGCGCCGTTGACGCGGGCGACTACTCGGCCCCAGGTTTGGGGCTCAATGAGATGGTATAGCCAGAGTCCGCGTCTTTGATCATCCCCGTATGGCTGGCAGAGCCGCATCTGGTGCAAGGACACGCCGGCCAATTGCATACGGTCATAGACCTCGTTGTGAGGCTTTCCGGGGTCTGCGGCGTGGTACTTCCAAATGTCGGTGACGTGCCAATCGTAGATGGGGTAGACGTTGTAGACCTCATCGACGACCTTCGTTGTCCAGCGCTTGCCAAAGTGAGTCTCCTTGTCCCAAACCGCAATGGTTCGGAATCGGTTCAGGCTTTCGTCGGAGCGGATTCCAATGCAAGCCGCGGTGGTTCTGCCCCGGCCATACCAGACGGCGAACAGTTCGATGAACTCTTCAAACTCCATGCGCGGCTGGAAAAAATCAAAGAACGATGGATCGGAAATGACGCCCAATCCTTTCGGCATGGGACGAACCCAATCATCTTTTCGCTCGGGGTCCCAGGCGCACCAGACAGGCTCATAGTTGCTTACCGCGTTGCGCAGCTTGATAGGAAGACAAACCCAGTAGGGTTCAATGTGATCGGCGTACATGCGGAGCATTTCCTCCGCGTGCTTGATGGTCAGTTGATACTGCGCCTCAAGATCAATCAGCAGCACTCCAACCTTACGGCCGCGCCGGATGGCCTCATCCATGACGAGGTGCATCATGACGCTCGAATCCTTGCCGGCGCTGAAGCTGATGTAAACCGCCTCGAAGTGGTCAAACACGTAGCGCACGCGGTCCCTAGCCGCTTGCAGCACGTCAACGCCAATGCGCTTCTTAACCGCGGCCATCAGTAAAGCTCCGCCTCAGTCCGGCCGCCGGCCTTCTCGTGGTCCACCGGCTCTCGCCCGTTGGCAGCAAGCCAGCGATTCAGATACTCCAGCGCCAGCGCATCAGCCGCTGCTTTCTGCGAATCCGTCAGGCGGTGATAGCCGCCACGGCAGCACGATGGCAGCCCGAGCGCATACGCTACTGACGCTTGCCCAAGCCACGCGATGCGGTTCATGCGGTCATTGGTTAGGCTGTGCTCGCACGAATACTTCCACTCTGTCGTGACGCCATGCAGCGCCCGGCCAAACGCATCAAGATCAGCCAGAAACACGCCATAGGCGGCCTCGCCCTCTTCTTGCGTCATGCTCTTCGGGCGCTCGTCATAGAACCCGGCCCTAAAGCACTCCCACCGCTCCCATGTGTGATAAACGCGCCCCTTGTCGTCTGCCTCAAAGTCAGGGATCACGTCATCCAGAATTTCGCCAGCGGCGGAGTCGCTACGGTCAACCTCCCAAGCTTCTGAAAACTGCTGATCTTTGAATGCCTCCGCCAAGCCGGTGATCTGGCACAGCCGCAGCACTTCGTCAGCGTCCATGCCAAGGTCTTTGGCGATGCGCTCATCGCTCCAGTTCCGGCGCTTCAGCTCGATAACGATGTCGCTCATCGCTTCGACCTTGTGTTTACCGCGGGCGCGGTTGTGGCGGATGGTTGACGCCATCCGGTCGGCAAGCCCCTCCTGCGATTGCTTGATTCGCACGACAGGCAGGTATCCGTGAACGCGGGCCCTTACATCGGCGCATTCTTTGCCCACTCGGTTGCGGTGGAATCCGTCAATGACGGTGCGCCCGCCTGATTCGTCAAGCATTGACACGATAGGCTGCGTGTAGCCGTCCGCCATGATCGACACGCGCAACAACTCCATTTCAGGCGGAGCTACGCTATTGGGGTTGTAGTCGTTGGCCTGCACGCTCTCGCCAGCGACCCACTCCACAAAATCAACCGGCTCCCCCGCAAAGGGGCTTTGCTGGTGGATCAAGTGGCGCAGTGCGTTGATTGCACGAATGCGGTCTGTCAAAGGCAAGTCCGCCAGCCGCTCGATAAAAGGCCGAGCGCTATCCACGACAGCATCCGCCAACTGTTCATCAAACAAGTCTCTGTTCACGCCCCCACCTCCTGGCGCAGCACCGGCCCGGCCGAATACACCGCGAGCTGCCCCGGCTGCCAGTTGCAGGCGATGACGCCCTGCCGCACGGCATAGCGCAAGCTGTTGCGCACGGTGCGAACGTCGGAGACTTCCCACTTGGCGAGCACGTCGTGAGACGTAAGCTCTTCGTCGGGGTTGCGGCCGAAATACAGCACCACGCGCTCGCGCAGGGTCATGGGGCTGTCGCTCATGCGTCATCCCGCCACAAAGGGGAAAGCGCGAACTCTTCCGGCGCTGGCCCTGACTTGCCGTAAGGCTTCACACGCTTGCGGCTGTCGAGAATGCCCTCGTCTTCCAGCAGGCGCAGCAGCTTGAGCTGGTCGCCATTGCGCGGCACGTCGAGAGCCGTCATCAGCTCGTCGCGCGTCATCCAGCCGTGGCGGCGGATGGTCTTCAAGATGAGGCAGATGCGGCGCGTGTGGTGGCCGGTGTAGTGCGGGGTCGTCATAGCGCGCCACCTGTGCGCAGTGTGTTTCCGCCCATCACCCGCTCGGACGATGTATCAGCGGGATGGCGGCCAGCGTGGCGCGGCTTCAGACTCCACACATGCGCTCTCACCTTGACCGGCAAAACCCAGCGGCAGCCGTAGCTGCGGCGGCGCTTTGCGACCATGCGGGCGCGACTTGCGAACCAGGGGCGCATTTACGCGGTCTCCTCTTCAAGCCAGCGCGCGGCCTCGGGGTACTTCCACAGACACGCCTGCCGTTCATACGGGGACGGCTCACGCCACGGCAGGGCCTGCTCGGTGGCGTCGTTCAGCCCCGGGAATGCGTACCAGACGCCCGGGTACAGGATGTCGCGCGGGTCGTTGACCGGCTCCCATGCGTCCACATGCAAGGCGCGCTCGTGCTCGGGCAGCACGCCGGTTCCGCGCCAGTCGCGCAGATACAGGCCGCGCGCCGTTGGCTTAACGCTCGGGTGCTTAAACGGCAGCATCAAGCCCCCTGCTGCGCGGGTTCGGTCACGCGCCCCGGGAAATCCAGCGACTGACGCGCGGCGCTCTTAATGACGCGCAGCAACATCGCGGCAGGCACTTCGACCGGCTCCCGCAACTGCGGATGCTCGGCCATGATGCGGCCATCCACGCCGAGGCGCAGCGTGTAAGGCGGGATTGAGAGTGAGTCCATGCCGCTGATGCTAAGGCGCAAACCGGGCCGCGTGTTTTGACGTTTCCTATCACTGGCGGCTTTCACGATAGCGACAACTCATCACGCGCCGCCGCCATGTCGCTACAGTCTCTTTCATCGGCCCACAGAACCCCGCGATCTTGCGGAGGGCCGGAAAGGACAAGGCGATGGACGGTTACGCAATCTTCGGCCAGCCCCCGCAGTTCCCAAACACCCGCGGCGGCGCTGGCTACATCAGCGCTTCCAAGCCCAGCCGCGAGGACATGGACGACATCCACCTGTCCGACCGTCTCACCGAGCTGATCGAAGACGAAATCGACAACCCGGCCGGCGAAGCGCTCATGGCGCTGTACGACACCTGCGGCAACAGCGAATGCCAGCCCATCGACAAGCTCAAGGCGCAGTGTGACGCCGACAACTTGGACGACTGGATTCGCTTGCTGCTGCGCGCTCCTGTCGCCGATGCCGACATCGTGGTGCTGAACTTTCGCCACTGGGCAGCCGTGCATCTGGAGCGCAAGGCCGACGAATACGGCTGGACTGACCGCGCGCAGCAACTGCTGATCGAGGAGAGCGCGGAATGAAGCCCACTCGCCTTGCGCCGCTGCGCCCGAATCGCTTTCTGTTCACGCGCGGACTGGGCCTTGTGCTCTGGCTGCGCGCTGTTGCCGCCTACGCCGCCCGTGTGGCGATTGGCGGGTTTCTTCTCATCGCTATGGGCTACCTGCTGGCTCAGGGCGCCACTGGCAACTGACATGGGACTGCACATGAGCGAAACACAATGGCCCGCCCGCCGCTGCAGCGCTGATGCCTGCCAGCAAGGCCGCCGCCCCTGCCCTTGCCCCACAGCCTGCGAGGCGCCTGAGACGGTAGACGCGATGAAACAGCGATACATCGACGCAATCGTGTCCGTCGCGCTGGTGGGGCTGTGCTTCGCTGTCGTGGCTCTGGTGGCGGTGTTCGCATGAGCGCGCATACGCCGGGGCCGTGGATGGTGTCGTTTGACGCCAGCCGCTACGGCATCTATCAGTGCGAGGAAATCAACGGGGTACAGCACCGGCGCACCCCGATTGCATTTGTCCCGAAGCTCACCAAAGACGAAACATGCCCTGCCGAAGAGCACCGCACGATCCTGCAAGACGCCCGCCTGATCGCTGCCGCGCCTGACATGCTTAACGCGCTGCGAAAGGCTGTTGTCACGCTGGCTGGCGCGATGGTGCATGCGCCTGAGTTGGACGTAGACGACGCCTATACGGCTGTCAGCGATGCCATCGCCAAAACCACCGGAGAGCGGCCGTGAACGCCCCCGACCCGATCAATCGCTACACCCGCGCCGTGCAACTCGCGCTGCAGCCGCTGCCCGTGCTGCCGTCCATGCTGCGACAGCGCCGCGAATGCCGCATCGAGCTGCACAAGGAACTGACGCGCGCCATTGCGCGACGGTATGCACTCGAAGCCGCACAAGGAGCCGAACGATGATTCAACTGCCGAACCTTGCAGGCATTGCCACCGCTGATCTGGTCGAGAAGATCGGCGGCGGGAACTTCTCTGCCTCGTACATCAACTGGTCGCGCACGCTGCACCTGTTGCGCGAGCACGCCCCCGGCTGGCTGCCCGAGCTGGTGCCGACGACCGCGGGCGACATCCTGCACTCAGCCCCTGTCGGCTGCTACCTGATGATCCGCTTCCGTAAGGACGACATCACGACGCCGCCTGTTCCGCAGGCCGTCATGGACACGCGCAACGCTGCCATCCCGCGCGACAAGATCACCGCCCGCGATGTCACCGACACGCACCGCCGCGGGGTCTGCATGGCCGCTGCAATGACGTTCGGGCTTGCCTATGAGCTGTGGGCGAAGCTGCCGCTGGAAAGTGGCTACGAAGCGCCCGAGCCCGAGGCGCCGAAGATCGACCGCACCCTTGTGATGAAGGTCCGTAACGCCATCAGCGAGCATGTGGCCGAGCAGCGCGACCTCGGCGTTAAGCAGGAATGGGACGCGGCCAAAGACCTCGGCGAAGAGTTCGCCACCGCCGTTTGG